TCGAGAATGTGGAACTGGATATGTACCCCGATGAGAAACATCTGTATGAGATGGTGTTCCTCGAGGCACAGGAGACGATCCGAGATGCTTTCAGAGATGCCCAAAGTCTCAACGCGAAGAATATGGTAATCTTGGAGTGCCTTCTACGCGCGCGACAGGTGATGATACACCCACAAATGTATATCGACGGTGTGGCCAAGAAAGATGGAACACAGAGTGAGAAGTGGGTGGGACGTTCCAAGAAGATGGAGACCCTCTTCGAGATGGTCGAGAGCCACCCGACTGAGAAGACCCTCATTTTCTGTCAATTCAGGGGTGAGATGAACCACATCCAGAAGAATCTCACGAGACCGGTGTACCGCATCGATGGGTCGGTCCACAAGGAGGAACGCGTGGGACAGATTGAGGGGTTCAAGAAGGCTCCACCCGGTGCGATTTTTATCATCCAGATCAAGGCGGGTGGCCAGGGTCTGAACCTCCAAGAGGCGACGCGAGTGTATATCACAGCCCCATCGTGGAACCCCGCGACAGAACTCCAGGCGATTGGTAGGAGTCACAGGACGGGTCAGACCAAACCTGTGTATGTGAAGAAACTCATTTACAAGGAGTGTGACCGTTTTGTGAGTGTTGAGGAAGAGATGATTGCGCTCCAAGGACACAAGTCTATCGTGTGTTCCAAAGTCCTCAACGATGAGCGAATCGAAAAACAAATCCCTGTGAGCAGGACGAGTGCTAAGATTTCTATTCTGGACATCAAAAAATTTTCAAAGCATAAGATAAAGATGATTGGTTCCCGCGCTGAAGTTTTCCACGGTAACGCTGATGCGACCTCTGGTGGTCTCGCCAAGAAAGACCTGATGATGAAAGATGGACGTATCGTGTCCAAGGCTGCCAGCAAGGCGGCTAAGAATTCTCTGAAGCAGAACCCCAAGTTCCAGGCGTTCATTGAGATGGCGAAGGAGAAGGCGTCGAAGAAGGGTGCGTTCTGTCTCGTGCCTTCCAAGGGTACCAAGACGTACAAAAAATAATCAAAGATAATAAGTAAAGATGACCCTCGCAAAGTGGGATGCGTCTGTGAAAGTGGCTAAGATTAAACTCGGCATAGACCCGAAGAAGTTTACCAGGGTACAGGGTAAATTGCTCAAGGAGGCGCAGGCTGTGTATAGTATTTTACTTTTGAATAATCCTAAATCTTAAATTGAAATCCCTTGAGATTTTGTGGCTCATAGACGATGAGTTGATGAAGTTTCCAAGTACACCCGAACTTTCTGTTCAAGAAATACACACTATTGAGTTCTACGATAGCATGTCCCGAATTTCTTGCATAGAGACCGTTAGTCACGTCATCCTTCTTTGGGTTTTTCTCCGCATCGAAAACATTCGCCTTGATTTGCTCTTCCATCGTCGTATCCACCTTGATTCGGAATTTTGGCTCACGACCGGGGGATTCTTTCAGGTTTGAGTTGAACATCGGTAAAAGATCGTCCTTAGTCATGGTACTTCCAAAGATCGTCTCACTCTGTTCGACGACGGCATCGATGATTTTGTCCTCCAATTGGCGAAGTGTATCATAAAATGATTTCATGTAGCTGTCTTCTTCATCGTGGCCTTTTACGGCAAAGTCGATGTTATACTTGGTAGGCCCAACTTCGGGGGTGAAGCCGGATACACCGAATGGCATATACATACGAGGAAGTTGGACACGTAACGGTGTACCCTGTTTGGTACACAAAACAATTTTTCGATTGTTGAATTCATTAATTTGGAGGTTTTCGAGTGCTTTGTCCATGATTTCTTGTATGTAGTACACGCGTGGTAACTTTAAGCCGAACACGCGACACAATCGGGTTCCAGACTGAATTGGATTGGTCGAGCCTTGGCCTTGGATCTGAGGTAATACATACCGGTCTTGAGTCCTGATTTCCAGGCGTACATGTGCATAGATGACAACTTGGACATCGTGGGACTTTCCATGAAGAGGTTCATGGATTGGGACTGATCGATGAACCGCCCACGATCCGCTGCCATGTCGATGATACACTTCTGACTGATTTCCCATACCGTTTTGTAGAGATTCTTGATATTCTCGGGGATGTCCACGATATTTTGGATGGACCCACCTGCCTTCACCATGAGATCTTTCATTTCTTTGGACCAGAGACCCACTTTCTTGAGATCATCCACCAGGTGTTTATTGACCACGACAAACTCACCGGCGAGGGTACGTCTCAGGTAAATGTTGGTCGTGTACGGCTCGAAACACTCGTTGTTCCCTAAGATCTGGGCAGTCGAGGCTGTGGGCATGGGGGCCATGAGAAGACTGTTCCTGAGACCTTTAGTCTTCACGCGTTCACGCATAGCCTCCCAATCGTAGCGACCACTGAACTTGGTCTCACCCTCCCACATATCCGGTTGGAGAATACCCTGGGACGCTGGGGACCCCTCGAAACTCTCATAGGATCCCTCCACCTCAGCGAGTTCTGAGGAAGCCTCGAGGGATGCGTGGTACATCGTCTCGAAGATATGGGCGTTCATGAGACGAGACTCTTCACAGTCGAATGGGAGACCGCAGAGGATGAAGACATCCGCGAGACCCTGGACCCCGAGACCGATGGGGCGATGTTTCATGTTTGAGCGTCTGGCAGTCTCTACGGGGTAAAAGTTACGGTCTATGACCCGATTTAGGTTCTTGACGACTGTTTTCGTGACCTCATGGAGTTTCTCGTACTCGAAAGATTTGGTTTCTTTGTTTACGTATTTGGGGAGGGCGAGGGAGGCCAGGTTACATACGGCTGTTTCATCCTTGTCGGTAAATTCCAAAATTTCTGTGCAGTTCCCAGTGATAATACCGTTAAACACGCCACGATGTTTGAGTGGTTCATTGAAACAGAAGGTGTCTGCGGTGTCTCCCAGGTCTTCAACGGAAACGATCTTCACGTCATCGTGAATACTTCCATCAGGGAGAGAGTGTTTAATAATTTTCATATCTTTTTCGAGATGTTGCGCTTCGATGGGTGTATCGTGTCCGACGACCCAGAACTTGTGGTAAGGGGTACATCGAACCGAGAGACCTTTACTCGTATTGACCGTGAGAAGTTTCTGGTTCTCGCCTGTCTGATGAACGGTGACTTTTGAAAACTCTTCGCCGTTCCAGACTTGGACTTCTTGATCCTTGAGTTCTGAAATAGTCTGTTGTCCTTCACTGGTGAGAATCTTAGTCTCGGGTGCGACACACAAATTGGAACTCTTAATGACCCCCAAGTTCTTCTGGTTACTCTTGGCGTTACAGGCATCCTTGTAGAGCATGTAGGGCGTTCCAGTCTCGGTTTGACTCTTCAAAATGGCTTTCCAGACGTCAGCAGCTGGAACGGTCGCGTTGGCGAGACCCTCTTCTTCGTACTTGGTATACAGCGCCTCGAATGCGTCACCGAAGCAGTCCGCGAGACCGGGAGCCTTGTCCGGACAGAAGAGTGACCATTTCCCACCTTCTTCGACCCGTTTCATGAACAGGTCAGGAATCCACATCGCGGAGAAGAGATCGCGACACCGGGCTTCTTCGTCACCTTGGTTGAGACGGAGTTCCAGAAAGTCCATGATATCGGCGTGCCACGGTTCCATGTATACCGCGATAGACCCCTTACGACGACCTGCCTGGTTCACGTAGCGTGCTGTGGCGTTGAAGACTCTGAGCATGGGGATGACACCATCTGATTGGCCGTTCGTACCTCGAATCTTTGACTTATTGGCTCGGACGTTGTGGATGTGCATCCCGATGCCACCTGCCCATTTACTAATTTGCGCACACTCGGTGAGAGTTCCGTAGATGCCGTCTATAGAGTCACCCTTATTTGCGATGAGGAAGCAAGAGGACATTTGTGGGCGGGGTGTACCGGCATTGAAAAGGGTCGGTGTGGCATGGATGAATAAACCACGAGACATCTTATCGTACGTGTCAAGTACAGAGGGAATATCCTTTCCGTGAATACCGATGGAGACACGCATGAATAGGTACTGTGGTGTCTCGATCAATTTTCCTTCGGCGCGCTGAAGATACCCTTTCTCGAGAGTCTTGATACCGAAGTATCCAAAATCGAAGTCTCGGTCACTCTTGATATCATCCTTCACTTGCTGGGCAACTTCGACAACTTCATCTGTGACGACACCAGCTTTCTGAAGCTTCTTCATGGCGAGATGGAAATTATTGGGGCACACTTTATGGATGTTACTCGCGATAATACGGGTGGCGAGAACCTCATAATCTGGCTCGGAAGTGATCATACCAACACAAATTTCAGCGGAGAGGGTATCGATCTCCTGTGCGGTAATGTTATCATACATTGAAGAAAATACCTGCTGCGCAACCTTTGAAGAGTCGCATTTTTTCAGAGAGTCCATACGTTAAATTCTTGATCCTATTGGTGACATTGTCAAATTTCATATCCTCAATACGACCTGAGCGTTTAATGACCCTCATATATCTAAAGTTCCACTTTTATTTTTAACTTACTTCTTACATTCGAGGTCACCACTTCGAACCGCGACGGTTCCAAAAGTTTCAAACTTTCGGTTAGGTTGGAGGAGATAGGTGTTCACGAAGAATGGGCCCATCTCACCAGCCTTGGCCACGGGAGGGTAAGAGCCAACGAAGCAGGCTGGGGCTTTGCACGGAATTTCTTCGAAAGTCGGGGGCTTGCTGGCATAGACTTCATTAAAGTCAGCGAAGTTCACCATTTACTATTTACATATAATTTTTTTTCGGCGAGTATATTAAATGTGCGATAACCTCCACCTTGATAGTATCCAGGAGTGTAGGACCCCACTGAATACACTTTTCTTTTCGGATTTCAATAAAAATCTTCTCCAGCGCGGTATTCGACAGGCATTCAAGGATAAGACGGGCATTGCCATTGATTATCAAAATGGGGATGATTTGTATGGTATCATGCGAATGGTGTTCATCAACAACTCGGGCGATCACTACAGCCAAGTGAATGAACAGGTCAAGGCGATAAATGTGCGGGTCATATCCACCGCCCTGTCACAAATCCAAACCGGTGTATCGCAATATATCGCCTATAACCGTGACATAGACAGTATAAGCGTCCCCCTGGATCAGCCAGTTAATACCAGTACCGTTGGCAAGAAGATTGACTTCAACAACAAAATTGGTATCAATTAAAGATAGGAACCCAAAGAATAATAAGTCATGAGTCTAAACTATTACAAAGATGAAACCGAGAAAGTGTGTAGAATGAAGGGGTGGGATCGAGCCGAGGTAGATACCGTATGGCTCTTACTCACGGAAGAATTTGGGGAGTTGGCATCCGCGATCAGGCAGTACAAGAAAACATTCAAGAAGACCAACCTCAAGAAGGAGCGGGGTACTGATGTGATGATGGAAATGGGTGATGTATTCAGTTATCTTTTCCAACTCGCACACATGTTGAATGTTGATCTGGATAAAATGTGGGTTGAACATCGGTTCAAAATGAAGGACAAAAAATATAATCTAAATTAGTAGTAACAGCGATGAGTACATTTATGCTCAACGACGACGATTCTATTAACAAGGTAAACCCATTTGTCGTGCGCGACTTCTCCCTTCCAGGAGGTGTGCGACAGACGGGTAATTTTGAGGATTTTGTGGAGGTTAAGGAGACTACTGGGCTGCCACCCACGAAAAAGAGTGTATTCTGTAGCACGGGTCTCTGTGCTGATGAAACCAGGCCCTGTCTCATTAAGAAGAAGGTGCGCCCCCAACGTAACATTGACTATGGATTCACTCGACAATTTAAACCAATAGTCGTGGGTATTTCAAACAAGCGTGTGACTATTCCATACGCGTGGATACTGGCACTCATCGTCGCGATTATTCTAGGTCTATTATACGCAAGACGTTGAACATATATTCAAGTCTAGACTTGTTTGTACATTCCTGTACAGCATCAGGTAAGTACTCTTTGCATAAATTTTTAATGAATTCCATCTGCCAAGCACTCCCCATATTAACACGGGGTGGTTGGAATGTTGGGTCTATGATTTTCACGGCATGTGCGATCCGCATGTACGTCTTCTCGGATCGTTCGTATGATAAAATGGTATCGAGTGCGAGTTCAATAAGGCGCTGACGAACTTCGACAGTTTTCTTCACCATCGTATCGAGAAACTTTTCGTATGGAATTGACTGTTTCTTGGACTCCAGTGTTACCCAGTCTGCCAGTGGTTCGGTGTTCATGTAGTCTGTAAATGTTTCATACCCTCCCCCCTTTTATATTGATCGTATACTATTTCGACATACGACAAATCAGACTCTACATCATGAACATATTTAACTGATTTTATAAATGATGTCATGTTTGTATTAAAGGTTGCTATTGTCTTTAAACACCTAAGTGTGCCACCCATAATGTAAAAAGTATGTCCAAAAATGTATTCATCTGTTGCCAATAACAGTTTTTCGTATCTCTTAACACTTGATGACATACGAAAAGCCTTACCGGATGAAACGAGACCTTCATGGATAAAAATTACAACGATCACTATGGTGTCCAGCTTTATCCAACAGATTGATATTAAAAGACTTCGGGAAGCGTTTGAACGTGTCGGGTCGTATAAAATGCGTAGAGAGGGTACAAATACAGATGGATTCGAATGGAAACTGAAACCCACAACATTCTACAATCAGGTGACACTCACGTACCATGACACATACAGTACCAAATCGGTGAAAGTGTTTCCCAATGGAAGCATTCAAGTTGCCGGGTGTTGCGATCTCTTTGACTGTAAGCGAATCATCACACAGCTTGTTCAGATTTTTAAGAATTTTTTGGAACTCGATATCAAACTTCCCACAGACTCTTTCAGGGTTGTCATGATCAATTCTAATTTCAGTCTCAATTACAATGTAAATCTCATGCAAGTTTCTAACTGGTTTGAGGAGTACTCTGATATTTTCAAGGTTTCGTTTGAACCAGACAGATACTCTGCAGTCAAGATCAAATTCAAACCAGCACACGAGATTGAAAGAGATCACGTGTAGTATTTTCAGTACTGGGAAGATCATTTATCACGGGAGCTGAGACACTCAAGGAGATTGCATTTGGCTACAATATCATCAACCAGCACATTAATGAGAATCCTCAGATCAGAGTTTCCCCAACGGAGGAGACGGATGTATTTGACATTTATTTGGGGTACAAGTGCGAACCTTTTATCACAAGGCTCCGAGAGAGAGGGGTTGAATCGTGGATGAAAACGATTACCAATAGACGAATTAATTTCTGATGTAATATTAACAAAATGTCTCAGCGACTTGGTATGGCCGACGGTCGGTGCTTCACCATCAACTCTTCAGCACAGCTCTTAAACAATTACGTGATGAAACAGAACAACATTTCCTTCGAGGATAACTATTCGTACCGACAGCTTCTCCAAAAACAGGGACCCCAAGTCGTGTCCAAGATACAGGAGCAGCAAGGTAAGGCGAACTGCAACAACTGCAATGTTCCTCTCCTCAAGATGCCCGATATCTATTAACTGAGAGAAATCACGAAAAAACTTTAAACCTTCCTATAGAATGTCGACATGTGCCATATGTCTCAATGAAGTCAGGTCGACGAGGACAAATCCTCCGACCAGGTGTGGGCATATGTTTCATTCCCACTGTCTACAGGAATGGAAACACAAAGGTAAGCACACGTGCCCCACATGTAGAAAAATAATCGATACTTCGCAATTTAAGATTGTTGTGACGATTCAGAACAATTACACAGCAGCTGCGAACTCTGTGTCCTTGAATGAGGAATCTATTTTTAACGTGATGGATCTATTCGATATCAACTTCGATGTTGAAAGTCAGCCCGATCTAGAGAGTATTCTTGCGGACCTTGGGATCGAGTCTTACCGACTTTGATCCCAGTGTTCTTGACACAGAATGAACTACAATACTTCTCGTAGTTTAGACCTGGATAGTCCCTGGAAGCTTTACGAGGATCAATGATTGCCTTACCCTTCGCATCAGTCAGAAGTGGCCCAGTCGCCCACCCACGCTTGTGACTGAATACGTTCGCCCTAAATACGATACGCTTACCGAGTTTGAATGTACCAGCTCTTTTGATCCGTGACTCGGGAACATTAAAAAATTTTGCCACGGCGACGATAGTGTCACCTTGTTTGATCTTATACTCGATCACGCTATGTTGTTTGTAAAAATTGGAAATCACCTTGGCGAATATAGTTTGTAGGTCTCCCAGGCGAGACAAACATCATGACTTTATAGTACCCCTTTTTACACTTTTCATCCGCTTTGGCTCTATAGACCTTTTTGGGATTATCGGAGACGACGCGATTGGGAAGACCCGTACAATGTGTATAGTTGTGACTCCCGTTAGAAAGTCCCGACCGATCCCCGGGGATTGATTTTTGCCACCTATATGCCTCATAGTCACCTACAGCATATGCATAACAGTTATTGTTACCAATACCAGTCGTCGTTCCCCATCTCCTGTTGGTGAATTTACTTTCGGAACCACTCGGGGGTGGTCCTTTCATATACAGTCTCACAAGAAAAAATATTTACTATCTAATAAATGATTCAGGAAGTTACCAAGGCCCAAACCAAGTCTGACGCACTCACTGAGTTCCTCACGTTCGTGCTCGTCGTTCTTATCAGCACGTTCCTCCTCCGCCTCGTGTGGAACCGATCCCTGGTGAAGCACATCACCGTGCTCAAACCAATTAACAGTCTCATGGATGCTTTCATCCTCGCTATCAGTCTCCAGGTTGTTCGTGGTATTTAAACCTCCTTGTATCCAACAGTCTTCTCACCTTCTGGGCTCACGAGGGTGGGGTAGGCATCCATGCCTTCGCACCCCTCCTTGTCGCAATCGACAAAGGTGTGAGTCTTACCAGCTTTTTTCATGTGTTCCAATTGCTTACGAGTCCAACCACATCCCATGGTCCCGTAAACAGTCCAACCACCCACTGTAGGAGAAGACTTCTTGGTCTGTCCAATTCTCATGAGAATGGTGACGTTGATAATCGCGAGAATGAGGAACGCGAGCATTGTTTTATAGTATTGTACACTATTATTTTCGACGAACGATAGGTTTCCGTTTTTTTGGTGTAACTTTCATCATTGCCACAGCGCGAGCCATGGCCGCTTTCTTATTGACGGGAGATTGAATCTTCTTCGTGGGAACTATGGGGACCACTGGATTTTTAGGTTTGGGGATGGAAATAACCGTCTTCTCACCCGTGAAGAATGGTCTCGATAATACATCCTCGAAGTTGATTTTGACCGTCTTGTTACCCCTCAGCCTATAGTTCTTTACAACATTCGAATTATTTACAAGATACTTGTCTGGTAAAAGAGACTGCACAAACGTTTTTCACTATACGTTCCGTAGTGGTCCGTGGTTGTCGAACCATGGCGTGTATGGAATTTAAGAATGCGTGTAAATCGTAGTGTTTGTCAGATTTCCGGGAGATACCAATGTTCTTGTATTGATTGGTATTGATGAGGGGGTTCTTAATTCTTGGGAATACAGCAAACCCAAAATCAATTATGACAGCTTCAAAACCTGCATTCGAAATTGTGAATGTCTTGTTACTCAACTTGATTTTCATATCCTTTGTGGGCACTGGACGCACCAAAATGTTTCCAATGTGGATATCGTGATGACGGAACCCTGGATACTTCTGTTGAATACGGTAGAGGTTATAGATTACCTGTGTCATGACTGATTTGATCGCACTGAGTGTAGGTTTGTTCCACATCCACTCAC